GATGCTTTGGGTTTAGATTTAAGACCTGCTTTTTTTGCAGCCTGCATTTGGTTTGCAATAACGCTTAGCTCTTTTGCTGAAAACTTTTTGCCACGAATTTCAGTGTCGTATTTTCTTTTCATATCAGCAACAGACAACCCCATATAAGGATTAGATGCTGCTTTTTTATTTCCTTTTTGGAGAATGTTAGCAGCAGAACGAAGTTTTGCCATCAGTTAATGTGAGATAAAATAAGTGATTCACGAAGTAGATTCTTTCCGAACTGTTCTCTCATCCAAGAG